GCCGCCTCACCGCGCGCCCGGTTGCGCAGCGCCCCAATCTCAAGCTCCCGCTCCAGCGCCGCTTGTTCGACCAGATCGCCGATTGTGCCAGTTCCCACCACATTCCCATCGGCGGCAGCCATCGCCAGGCCAGCCCCTTGCGCCAGTCGCGCCTCGCGCGCGGTCTGATAGGCATCAAGCTCGCCCTGCAATTCGGACAGGCGGGCATTCTCCAGATCGATCCGGGCCGACTTGCGCAAGGCCGAACGCTCTTCGATCCCGCCCACGACAGAACCGGCAACCTGCAAGGCCATCATCGCACCAGCAGCACCCATCAGGGGACATCCTTTCTGATCATCGCGTAAACGACCATGTCCGCGCCATCCTCAAAGAAGCAGGATTGCACCCCCTCTTCTTCAAAGCCCAGCAAGCCCGCCCATTGATGGCCATTGGCAAAATCGGCGCGCACTGTGCAATCAATGCGCCGTACATCGGTCATCTTCAGATAAGCCCGGCACCAGCGCGTCGCAAAGATCAAAGCTGACAGGGGCAGGCATGACAGCAGCGCCCAAGCGGTATAATGCTGCGCGTGCGATTTGATCAGCCCGAAGCAGGCGACAATCTCCCCAGACGCATCGACAAAGCTCCAGCTATGATCCTGCACCGCCAACAAATCGCCAGACGTCAATTGGTCACTCACCTGAGCCGGCTGCGCCTTCACAGCACTCAGATGATGTGGCTCAAAAGGAACAACCTTGATCATGATTGCGCCTTTTCGACTTGCTGCATCACCGCAAGCAAAGTCGTTTGTTTGGCAATGACCCGGTCCACCTGAATGATATTCTGGCCATTATAGGCCCCGACGATATCGAGCCGGATATCCTGCGTCATGAACGGCAAGGCCAGGTCCATCACGCTATCGGTCGTCTGGTTCTCAACATTCATCGCCGCATTGGCTTCATCGTCAACCATCACCCGCAAGCCCAGGCTGTTCTGCACCCGCAACCAGACGCGCGCGGTGCGGCCTATTTTGAACATGGCGGGGCCACTGTCTCCGCCCGCTTCAACCGGAAGCGAGCGCCAGCGGCACGGGAAGGGCAGGCCCAGCATGACCTTGCTGGCGGGGTCCAAGGTCACATCACCCGCACCGTCCAATGTTGCCAGACCGATTGCGGCCCCATCGGCGATGATTTCAACCTCTTGGCCCGCCAGATGCGGCGCGGAAAAGATCGTTGCCGGCACACCATCATAAACCAGCGCCGCATCGCACATCACGCCATTTTCGTCATATTCCCCGGCATTGCGAAACGGGGCCAGCTTCATCACAAACCAGCGCCCATCGGGCAATTCTGCCGATATCCACAGATCCTCGCGCAAGCCATCGGGCGAGGTCATTGTTGAGACAGAGCGGGTGAGCATTCCTCCGCCGAGCGGACGCTTGAACCATCCGAGTACCGCCTCTTCGGGCATCGCCAGCGCCCCGATCAGCAAGCCATCCTCCCGGCAGGCCCAGATCATTTGCAAAGGCTCGCGCTGCCACGCCAGTTCAACAATCGGGCTATTGCCCATATGGTCGGCGTAGCGTGTCAAATCCTCGATCGCGAAGCGGTCATATTGGCTGTCTGTCACCCGCAGCACCTTGCGCCGGTTGCGCTGCACAAAGACCGGCTTGCCGTCGATATCAATGGGGCGAACAGGGGCTGAGCCGCGACGGCTGTTGACAATGTTGCGGATGTTGCCCGGCGCTACGCCGCGCGCGGCAGAGGATTGGCGCAGTAGACTTTCCTCCTGCGTCCCGCCCGTGAACAAATCTGTTGCCGCGAACAGCCATGCAATCGGATTGGGATCGGTTAGCGGGCTGATAAAGGCCTGATCATCGCCAATGTCGCCAAATTCGTTGAAGCGGTCAAAATCGTTGAACAACCCGATTTGTGAGGCATAGCGAATGCTGCCCTTGGCCAGCACCAACCGCTCATGGATGATCGCGCCATGTTCGGGCCAGCCCCGGCGCGGGCTGAACGCGCCAAAGCGCCAGCGCCAGCTGGCATTGGTCGAGCTCAATTCCTGCGTCACCGTTGCACTCACCTGCGTGCCGCTCGTGAAGCCCGTGATTTTCAGCCGCCCGATCGCGTTGAAGCGATAGGTCCAGGCACAACCATAAGGCCCCTTGCCGTTCACATCATTGCCTTGCTGGCCGTCCATCTCGGTCCCGCGCGTGTGGCGCGGAGCGTCGGTCCCGGTAATCGTCCCGCTGCTATGCTGATAGACCGAGCCATTGACGCTGACGATATACATGCCCGCCGTCACGGTCATGCCGGGTTCCCACTTTTTATAGCCCGACAGGTCGATGAATTCGATTTCGAACAAGCCGCCCACATCGCCCGCCGCAAAGATCGCGCTTGTGGTTGTCAGCGTGACCGCGCCGCTTGTCCCACTCGCTTGCACGGTCAGGCTCTTGTCGACATTGCGATCCTCATAAGGGCCATTCTCAAAGGTGAAATCTTCCAGATCGAAGGCATCCGCTGCCGTGCGGAACAATTGCTTCGGCGCGACATCCCCGTGCCAGAACCAGATGGAATCGCCGTCTGCCGCAACGGTGTAATCCAGCGCGCGGACCTGATCAAAACTATAGGGATGCGCCACCACAACGGGCGCGGGACCAATGCGCAACAAGGCGTCATTGGTGTAAAATCGAAACTGCAAGGCAGAGGCTTCAATCTGATAAGCTTGGCTCAGATAGGGTTCATAGGGGATCAACCGGTGCGGCCCCGGCGCAGTCTCGACATATTCAAATCCGGGGCAGGCCTCCAGCGGCCCTTGCGGACGCGGCACCCATCCCGTCACTTCAAGCGAAGAGACTGGCCATACTTCATGGTCGATCCGCCCGAGCATGAAGGGGGACAGTTCACCGCCGGTAAAATTGCTTTGAAGGGGCGTGACGCGTGACATTGCGGTCAAATATGCCCGGGCAGGCGACCGCGCGGGCTGCTATAATAGTCGCCGCGCGATTGCACCCAGCGCGAGGTAAAGGCCGGATTGGCGCGCATCCGTTCGCCCGAGGCAAGGCCGTCCAGCCTTTTCGCCTCCATCCATGCCTCTTCGCGCTTGACGGCCATATCCTGCACCATCGATGCAAATTGGCTGACCGATTCGGCCATATCCATCGCCAACTGACACCCCATGAACACGACAAAATGGGGCGGCCATTTGGTGACATCCGGCACATCCTTGATGCCCCGAAAGGGCAAGGGCGCTTGGGTGTTGGAAAGGATATAGCCCTCCTCCTCCACGCCTTCGAAATAGACATCCTGATCACGTGCGGGCGGCAACCAGCGCAAGCAGTCGGTTGGCACAGCAAAGCGCCGCTCCCAACCAAAGGCAGGCGCACCGCCCGCCTCGTTCAGCTCCTGCCGGAACAGCGCGAAATTCCACGGATGGCTGACAATCGCGGCACGGCGGCTTTCATGCCACAGGTCGCGCATTTGCAACGCCAGCGATTTGTCATCCTCAATCGAAATCAACCGCGTCGTCGATCCCAGCAGGATCAGCGCGCGGTTGGCAATGCGGGTCTGTGACGTGATGATATCTGCCATGCACAGGCCCCTTTCTCATACCAAAGAGTGACCTGCCCAATGTCCAACCCGAGATTGAGACCCGGCATTGGGCAGGCCACACACCGCCATCAGGCAGTGAAGACAGTTTCAATCTGAAGCTTGCCGCCCACTGTGACGGGAATGATCGCACCGCCGGTTGTGGCAAAAAGCTCTTCGCCCGGTGCCGCCACCTCCGCCGCATCAATCACCTCGACGATGACCGGCGTATTGGCCGTCGCGACCGCGACAGCATTGACATATTTGGTCGGTGCCGCCTTCGTGCCGATTGACAGGGTCAACCCCGCCATTGCCACGCTTGGCGTCATGATGAAGCGCTTGGGCAAATCGCCCGCGCGCAATTTCGCGCAACCAACAGTGGTGCCAATGGCATTGGCCCCGCCATCATCAATCGCAATAACTTCGGTTTGCGATTGCAACCGGCTGTTGAAGCGCGCGCCGGGGCCGAAACCATTTTTCGTACCACTCAGCACATTCGCCAGATATTTTCCGAAACGATCTGCCATCTCACATCTCCATTAAATCGGGCGGACCAAAGCCCGCCCGATGACAGTTAAGCCAGCCCGATTATGGGCGTCCGCCCGTGCAGACGAGCTGGAAGCATTTCTTCTCGTCCGTCCGGGTGAAGTTGCTGTTCGCCTCGACATAGCGGGACATTTTGTGCTTCCGTTCGGGATTGGGCCGTTCATCATTGAAGAATTCCTGCCAAACCCCCCGGTGCATCCCCGAAGGAACGCAGGACGGCAGCGCAATCTGACCAGCGGCAGGTTGCATGAATTGCTGCGCATCCTGCCAGACATTGGGGCTATGGAAGTTGACCATGATGAAACGGAAGTTCAGCCAAGGCTTGATTTCCCCACGCACCAGCGGATGGCCATCCTGAAAGTCGGAATCGACATATTCAGAGATGCCCAGAAGATCCTGACGCCCCTGCGTGTCGATCCAGACAATGGGCTGTTCGTCTTCGGTATCGACATCATTGTCGTCATACAGCTTCTGCAACGCCTGCAACTTGGCCTTGGTGATGCCGGTGCCGCCGTGCGCAATGATATTCGCCGGGGTGAAGGGAACCGCCTGTTGCGGGCCATCGGTGCCGATCCATGCACTGCCATAGAAACCAGCGAAAAACTGATTGTCATGATAGCGACCCACGGCCTTGGCCATTTGCATCGCCGATGGCAGTTTCAGATCAACCTGCGTCTGTTGCTGATCCATCCGCTCCAGCAGCATCGCCGTATCGGCAGGCGCTTCATAACGAAGCCAGCGGCGAACCGAAGTCAGATCAGAATAGTGCGTGGGTTCACCCCGCGCGATTTGCTTGCTCAAGCGGATTTCATCGAAACGATCTTCGAGCTGTTCAGCGCGGTTGCCGCCATACATCTTGGTTTGAGCACTGAACGGGGCAATCATCTTGCCGGGCTTCGCGGTCAAAGCCGCCGTCACCGCAAGCTGATACCCAATTGTTGTAAGACCCTCGGGCCAATTGTCTGCCATTTTTTCTCTCCTGGCAAAAGTTTCACGATGTGCGAAAATTTCGTCAGGATAATCGGCCAAACACCGGTCCCGGCTGGCGGCTTACGGCCCGCTTGTCCGTCCGCTTCTTGAGCGGAAAAGCACCGGGTCTGCCTCAGCAGATAGTCCGGGGTGGAAGGGACGACCGCCGTTCAAAGGCGGTCATCCCACTTGCGCTAAATTCAGCAGAATGATGAATTTGTCAAGCCCCGCTAACCAGCGGCCTGGATGACCTTGGTATAGGCCGCGAGTTGCGCCTGCAAAGCCGTCTTTTCTTCACCATCCGGGCCGGTCAAAATCTTGGCTTTGGCGGGGTCCTTGACGATGGCATTGGCATTTTTTTGCGCCATTTCCGGCGTCATCTGCCCCAGCGCCAATGACATATCCGTATCGCTGACCTTGCCCATTTCACCCGTGCGGCGCGCCAGATCGAACAGCAATCTTATGCTGTTGCCCGCCCCAACCATATCCTGCGACCCACCGGGTTTCAGGATGCGGGCAAGGTCCATGTCAAATTCAATGGGAATCCCCAGCCGGTTGAGCCAATTGTTGACCGCAAGGCGCGACTGTTCAAATTCCATCGCCCCCATTGAGTCCTTCACACTGCCCACTTCGGCCAAGCCCGCCGCTTGGGCTTGCTCCTCCAGCTTGGCATAATAAGCATTGTTGGCCGCAACCAATTGTTCGGCCTGAGCAGGCAGCAACCCCGCCTCATGAAAGGCCGGGCGCATATGATCGGCAAAGCCACTGTCCACGCCTTCGGGTAGGTCAATCTGATAAACGTCAGCCGTCTCAGGCCGCACCGCCGCCGCAAAGCGGTGGAAGCTGTCAGGATCATCGGCCTTGGGCAGTTCAATCCGGTTGCCCACCATTTTCTTGGTCTCGACATAGGCTTTGGCAAGATCACTGACATCCTTGCCTTCAAACACTTTCAGCGAAGCCTCTCCCTTCAGTTCATCGGGAAAGGCATCCATGAAGCTTGGCAACGGAGCGGGGGCCGGAACAGGCGCAGGCTCGCGCGCCAGCGGGGAGGCAGGGGCGGGGGCTGGTGCCGCGACTGGCGCAGGGGCGGGGGCAGGGGCTTCGAGTTCGGCAACGTCGCTCATGGAAAATCTTTCCTCATCTGTTGGTAAAAGGCATCAATCTTGTCCTGGTCCATTTGGAACCGCGCCATCACATGCAGCCACAGGCGGCGCTTGCCCTCCAGCACGCACAATTCCTCATGCTCCAAGCCAGCCGCCGCCATCCCGACGCCCGCCGCTTCGGCCAGATCGTCGAGCACAATCTGCGCAGACGGCCTCAGTCGCCCGTCCACAAAGAACAGATCGACAAAGGCTTCATGCACTTCAACCGGATGCGCCTTGCGCTTGAAGGGATTGAGGGACTTTTTCTCTGGCTGGCGGCTCGCCCGGAACGCCGCGCGTGCTTCGCGCATCTCAGGCGTTTCACCATAATTGGGACCCGTCACCTATTGCGCTCCCATCGGCACCGCAGCACTCAAATCCCGTGCCGACTTGGCAATATCGGGGATCGCCCCCAATAGATCGGCGGTCGCATTGGCCTGATCATCGGACTGTTCCGCCGCCGCCCGTTCATCTTCCGTCGCCTCGATCGCCATGGGCACGCCGGTCGCGCGGCCCACATAATCAAGCACCTTGGCAAAGGGATATTTCTGTTGAAAGACTTGCAGCGATTTCGGGTCCGTCTGGAATCGCGGCGCAAAGAAACGCTCCAGATCAAGATAGGCCCCAACGCCCGCGGCTTCCTGCGCACGGGATACGCCATTGTCATACACCGCACGAATCCCCACCCCGGCTTCACGCGCTTCGGCGACTTCGCCCGGCTCATCGGCCATCATGCCAAGCTCATCCATCAGCGCCAGTTCGCGGTCGAGCATTGCCGAAAACCATTCATTTTCCTGTCGTGCCAACGGGGTCAGCAATACGCCGGCATCGGCCTTGCGCTCATAAATCTGGCTGTCCGTGATATGGCTTTTCAGATCCTGATTGATTTGCAACAGGTGCGAATAAAAGGCGCGGTCGATGTAACTGTGCAGCAATTCCAGCAACTGCCAGCCTTCGCTATTATCCGCCGGATTGAACAGCGCCTTGATCCGTTCCTCATTGCGGTGGCCCAGCCCGCCCATGATCACTTCGCGCGGGGCATAGCGAATTTGATAGTCCAGCATATCATCATGCGCCAGCATCGTCGGGCCAGACTTTTGCTCCGCCGTCTCGATCAAATCGACCATCATCATTTGCGTCTGCCGCACAGAGGGCAAAACCTGAAATGCGGGGCAATGCCCGCCCGGGCCGTTCAACCCCTTCTGATAGCGGCTGACGATGCGCGGCATCGCGACATAGCCGCCCTCTTCAAAGATTTCCTTGTCTGCGCACGATAGCACACAGCCGCGCCACGGCTTGCCCATATAGTCCAGCCGGTCTGGATCATAATCGGCATTGGGATAGATGGCGTGGATCAGCTCGATCCGGTCATCCTCGCCCGCCCGGTCTTTTCTGGCCATCGCCTTCTTGACGCTCGTGGGGCTGGCATCGCCCCATTTGTCCCACACCTGCCGCGCGGTCAGCCAGAATTTATGATGCACGCGAATGGGCACGCCTTCTGCGCTTTCCTCAATAAAAATGCCGCCGATATGCTCATTCTGGTAGGACAGGCCAATCGGGCGGCCCAACAAATCGCGTCGGATATCCACCCATGTCGATTGGGACGCGAAGGCCAACAGACTCGCCCACCCTTCGCCCAGCGCATCGGTAAAGCCTGATTTCGGGTCATTGCGCAGTTTCTGCAGGGCCCGATTCTTGTCTTCCACCCACAACCGGTTGTGCGGTTTCTTCATCAGCGATTCGTCGTCTAGCTCCCATCGTTGCCAGATTTGGCCAGCGGGATTGGAAAGCCCCATGGCGATGGACACGCCTTCTTCAAACTTCTGCTGTCCATATTCATCGAACACGATCGACAAGGGGTTTTGCGCCCCCGCAAAGGCCCCCAGGCAATTGAATTTGGCTTGGCGGGGCAGCAAGAGGTCAGCAACTTCGCGGCGCATCTGGTTGATCTGGGATTGCCCCATTTCCATCCGGCCTTGCCGGTCCATGATCGCTTTTGCATCAAACATCGCACGTCCCCTTCGCCACCACACCAAGCCTCAGACAAAGCCGATCAGGTGAGCGCCAATTGAATATTGTTCCCCGGGATGAGCGCAGAGAAACCGTTGCCGCCGATCAGGTCCGCACTGAACCGGCAAGAGCTGAGTACCCCGCCAGATTCATCGATCAGAACAGCGTGGCGCACGGTGCAGGGCGGCAAATCAGCGCCGAGCGACAAAGGCGGGCCAAAGAGGATACGCGCCTCACCCGGGCCACCTGTCAGCAGGAAGATGTCCCGCCCACCGACTTGCGCCGGAAACGGCTGCACCCGGCCATCATCATCGGTCAGAACAAGGCCAAGCGCAGCACCGCCGTCAAGGTCAGCTGCCACAGCGTCCGCCTTGGCCCGCGCGCCTTCCTCGGGCAGTTTCAACACCTTGCCGGGTTTTGGGGCCTTGATCGTCGCCGCAACAGCGGGAACATGCGCCTCTTGCGCGCCTGCGTCACTTGAGGCTTGGGCTGACTTGTCCTTGAGCGCGGTGATTTCATCCTGCAACTCAGCACGAGAAGCGATCAACGCGGTCAGCGCGGCTTTTGTGTCACCTTCATCGCCCATGACATCCGCACTAACAAGCGCTGCATTGATATCCGCAATCAACAGGTCAGCTGTGTCTGCCTTGTCTTTAGCGTCAACGACAGCGGCGAGAGCAGCAGATTGACGAAGCATGATTTGCCCCGCAATCTCACATGCCCCGCCATTGTCACCTTCACCGATCAGATCATTTTCAAGGATCAGCGCGGCCAAACTTTCAATTTGGACTGAGAGATGATCATGCTCGGCCTTCCAATCCTTCTCAACGCCCGGTTGCGCGATTTGCTCCTCAGCGGGCACTGCCGTTCCCACAGCCTTCACGCTTGTGTCAGTCTCAACAACTTCGTCTTTCGTCGTACCCATCATCAATCTCCTTGGTTAAACTCAAATCAGCCGGATCGGCCCAGCAAACTCGTTCGCACAGATCCTTTTGCCTCAGCAC